ACTCTCGGACTACCCATGCGTTGGCTACCGCAGAAGGATAAACATCGAACTTATCCTTGGCTTCTGCCTTAACGCGGTTGTAGAGTTCTTTATCTGCGGGTTCGGATCCAGCGCCACCGACATTAATACTTTCGTAATCTGTTTCTTCTTTCTTTTCGATCAGATCTTCTACCATAACTAGGGTCGAGTCTGACGAAGTAGATTTAGCAAGAACTAATTGGCAGTTTGGATTAGCAGGGCGATCTACTAGCGATACTTCTACGATTTGCCCGTCAATAATTCTTCCGTTAGCCGCCTTGTTGTCGCGGGCTACGCGTGGGTTCTTGATACCGATAGAGAAGCCTTTGAGAACGCCGGTTTCTACCTTGCGAACTGAGATCGGATCTACTACCAGCGCTCGAATATAATGCCCGTCTGACTTGGCTTCGTATTCCTTAGCAACTCCAGCTGCGATAGAACTATGTTGCTCGCGAATGTTGCCGCCGGTTTTAAACCAATCAGGCATAGCGCGGTCCAGCCAAGAAGCGTCACAAATCTGTTGATCTATATCAACTGAGTCATCGGTAGCCTTGCCATACACCATAAGTGTTCCGTCTGCGTTTCGATCCGCCTTTTCAATCGCAAAATACGAAGTAGTTAAATCGGTCATTGGTGCTTTCTCCTTATTTTTAATTGACTCAGCAGTTCTATTTGCCCAAGATTTTCCAGCATCTCCACCCCAAGCATCCCACGCAACTCTACCGGGAGAAGGATAACCTTTTTCTCCAGCGCTAAAGCCCTCTGCCTTTTTATCCGGTTCATGTCGCGCAAAGAACGACACCATGCGCATAACTGTATCTCTACTGATTGCTTCGCGGCGGGCAATCTGTCCTGCGCGAGTTCTACCCGTAGAAGTAAATCCGGATCCAGCCTTACCTTCTTCGATCCATTTGATAGCGCGTTTCGCAGCAGCAGCAGCTCCGGCGGGTGGAACAAAACTGTCTGCCACTATAAATTCACCCACTCTATTTCTATGTTTTCAAGAGCTGCGTCTAATCGAGCAAGATCTTGGGCAGTAATCTTAGCAGTTTTAGGCGCGACATCTATGACCCCGTTATCGTCATACTCCGGAATTACCGGTAATAAAACACATCGACAATTTGGGTGTGCGGGCGGTTGCGTAGATCCGGAGTTGAATGTTCCACCCATTTGAACTACTTGACCAGCGTTCTGCGCACAAATAGGGCAAGGATCGCTAACCGACCACTCCATATATTCTATTTCGGCTTGTCTGTATCGTTCGATTGCGGCGGCAGACATAGCGCGGTTAAGTTCAGTAATCGCAATAGTAAGAGATCGCTTTGGGTTCCGGATCTTGTCGTTAATGAGTTTGGCTGCGCGTTCCGGAGACAAGCCAACCGCCAAAGAGTCTGCAATTGCTGTTCCGAGTTCATTGTAAGTCTCTTTCGCTAAGGATCTAATGCTAACCGCAGCTTGCTCCAGTAAGCGGGCTAAAGCGCCTTTAGGTCGGACCAGCGCCGCAGCAGCTAGATCACCGGGCTTCCAGTTTGCCCAATCAATGTAAATGTTTTCTTTAGCGATCTTACGAGATCTCCGGCGTTCGAGTTGTGCTATCAATTCTTCCGCAGCCGCGTAGCCAGTAACCACGCCTTCTGCCCATAGCCTAGATAATACTTGATATAGAGCGTCTTCGTTAAGTCCGACATTCAACATCGCCCATGCGCGGGCTTTGGCTCGATCTTGGGCTATGTTGTCGCTTACAGTAGGTTGCGTTTCAAGATACCGGTCATACACTTGGCGGGCATTGATCTCCAGCCCTAACGCAGCTCGGATCTTTCGAGCGTTATTCGCAGCTATGCGCCCGTCTGCTTGATGAGCGCCCCAAATCATGAGATATACGCTTTAGCAATAGATCGGGCGGTATCGAGATCTCCTTCGAACGCGCAACGATTTAGCGCTTCTCCTACTACCGGATCTATCTCATAAAACTCAAATTGGCGAGCGCGTTTGCCTTTACTTGCCCACTTTAGAAATGCCTTGACTTCTTCTTCTATTGTTTCTTCTTGCTCAGCGCTTGGCTCTACCTGCGGCTTCTCTCCTACTTCCGTAGTCGGAGCTGCCGGAGTTGCTTCGGGTCCAGCGAGAGCCGGAGCGCTTACTACATCAGCAGCATTGATAATGCCGTCAGGTGAGAATAGATAGATCCCAGCGCCACCGACCAATAGCGGCATATCTGCTTGTGGCGTATCGAGTAGCGGTAATCCGAGTTCGGATCTGCGTTCGTTAATAGTTTTACCAGCGCTTGTGACTTCGATTTGAGCCTTGCGAGCGTTTTCTTCGTTATCTAGTCGCTTAGAAGTCATCATCTTAAACTCTAATTCGCGTGGCATACCAAGATAAGTGTAAGAAAGGTTGGTGAGCATTCTGTTGATCCAATTAACAAGCGGTTGCGCACCGATTGCTTCTGCGCTCGAAGCCCTACCTTCTTCAAATCCAGCGCCACCGAGTCCGCCTTTAGGAGAAAAGCCGATTTCTGCCGGTTGGACTCCGTAGTGTCCGCAGATCGAAGTAATCAAGTAATCATCAAGCGTATCTTTGAACTTCTCGCCATAGCCTTCGTATTGAACCGGCTTCATACCGCTAGGCAATAAGCGAGCGCGCTTGCGTTGTTCGGTTTGCCCGGATAAATCGTCATTAAAGATATTTTCGTAAGCGCGTAGCAGTTCCGGATTAGTTCCCCAAGTAGCGTCTGTCTCAAACATCAGCTCCGGCAATACGCCGTCTGTGTATTCGGCTCTAATCCATTGTTGGCGGCGCAAGTAAATATCGGCTAGGGGTAGCGCTCGCTCAGTAGGAGATTGCCCATATACGCTAATTGTGCGGCGATTACGGACCATATACGCCAAGTCATCACAAGTAAATTCGCCGTCTGCCTTCGGATCATCGTCATTAGCCGTAAATTCGGCGCGTGGAAAGCCGTATAGGATTTGTTGGAAAGCTGCGTTAGGTGGCATAGGGCGCATACCGCGATCATCTAACATTGGCTTAATCGTGGATCCGTCAAGGATTTGTAAGCCGTAGAGATCTCCACCAACACTCATTTGCGGCCAAACTGCCCAAGCGTCAATAACTAGGATCTCTTCTAAAGCAATCATCAACCAATCCGAGAAAGTAAGCCCGTTTGCCTTATCCGGGTTCTCCCAAAATGTTCTAATGCGGTTAATCTCATCGTTATATTCTTGTCGAGCCTTAGCCATAGCGCGAACATGATCCCCGCCGGACTCTGCTGCGATCTTTTCGGAAGCGTCTGTTCCTAAAACAATATCCCAATCCAGCCCAGTAATCTTGCTCTTCAATACTTCAATACAACGCCGCAGAATATCTATCTGATCTGCCGCAGCTCGCAGAGTTTTAAAAGGAACAAGGCGTGTTTCGGTGATGTTAATGTTTTGTGCTACTTGGTATTCGTAGCGGCGCGGATCCGGTCTGCCGTCAGGGCGTAAAGGGTTGATTGCTCCCGGAGTAATCGGCATACCCGGACCGAACGGAACCATATTCATCCAAGGGTTTCGCGGTAATGGGTTAGAGTTGCCGTAGTTCTGCGAGATCTGATTAAGAGCTGCGTTACGCATATCGTTTTCCGACATGGTGGTAGCACCAGCCGGCAGGTTTGGCTTTTTGTCTAAGTCTCCAGCCAGTAATGCCTTTGCGATACGGTCACGAAGACCCATGTGTATCTCCCTTTTTTACTATGCGTGTATGACTACTCGATATTGATTGAGTGTAGGGGCAACAGAGAATGCGAGCGTAACAGTATTGGCGGTAGCATGCGCAACATCGCAAACTACTTCTGCGTATGATCCGCTCGCTTCATAGACGCTCACTATTACATCACGAGTATTTAGGTTATGTGTGATTGTGTAAGAAGTGGCAGATCCGTCACCGACATTGGCTGCGTACTTACTTACGACTACTGCTGAGTCAATGGCTACTGTGTTGGTAAGAACTGAAATACCATTACCAGCGCCTACTGCTAGATCAGAAGATAGATTAAGTCCGGAAGTAGTAGCGAGTTTGATTTCTGCGCCGCTTGCTCCTGTTTGTAAGCCGTATCCGGATCTAGGGGCGAAAGTAAAGTTAGTTCCGGTGAGTAATACGCCGTTGGAAGCAGTATAAGTTCCAGCGCCGGAGAACTGTTGAAACACAATAGGATCTGTGCCTACTGTTGTTACTTCATCAACATTTACCCAGCCTGTATTGGCGTTAAGTGTTCCGTTATCTACGAAAGTAAAGTCACCGCCGGCAATCTCTACTGCGGTGTCGAAGTCGGTTGCGCGAGTAAGCACCCAGTTTACAGATCCGCTACCTACTGTGGTAAGTGTGTAAATACCATTTTGAGAAGTAGTAGTTTGATTTTTTACAAGGATACGATCATTGACCGAAGGCGTTGTGCCGTCAGTAATAAAAGCAGCTTGCGTTCCAGCGTTAGTTAATGTTGCTCCTACGCCGCTAGTTCCGTTGCTGTAAGTCGCGTTTAAGTTAGCGGTAGTTGCGGCATAGGAAGCTGCGTGAATGTTAAGACCTTGCGCGACATCATCGACATATTGCTTAGTTGCTGCGTCTGTGCTTACTGTTGGTGTTGCTAAGTTGCCGAGTTTGAAGCCTTGCATGTTGAGATCTGTGCTTGGCGTGAAAGCGTGTGTGTGATCTTCTTTCGAAGGAACGCTCGCGGATCCAGCTGCTCCAGCTGCTCCGGAAATTGCGTTTGGCGTTGAAGTTCCGAGCGCCGGAGTTCCATGAGTATGATCTGCGCGAGCATAAGTAGTCGCGGATCCGTTACCACTAGAAGCACCATAAGAAGTTTGCGCAGTTACGGTTCCGAACGCGTTTGTCTGTGTCCAAGTAGATCCGTCTGAGTAATAAAAAAGATAAGTGTCGGTAGCATAAAAAATAGTTCCAGCATCTACCGCGTTTGCCAATGGTCGAGAAGCAAGCAGCCCGGAAAGAATTGCGTTACCGGCAACTTCCCAACGCGTTCCATTGTAGATATAAAGCGCAGCATCAACTGTGTTGAAGTAAATCTGCCCGGTGGCAGGAGTAGCAGGAGCCGAAGCAAGGTTCTGTATTGCCGCGTTCTGTAATTCGTTCTTGCTTAAATCTATTGAAACTAGAAACTTGCGTGCCATGTGTGTTCTCCTAAACTATGTATGCTACGCCGGTGAAAGCACCTGTAAAGGTTATCACCATTTGATTAACGCTTGGGTAAGAAATAGCGCCTTCGCATTGAGTTCCGGCAGAGTCTAATACAACTGCTACCGGTTGGAAGCCTAGATTATGATTTATGGTCCATGTCGCACTTGATACTGATTGCGTATGGGTATAAGCGATATCGCTTGGCGTGAAGGCTCCAGCCGGACCTTGCGGACCCGGAGCTGCGACAGTAATCTGATTGATTACCGGTTGAACTACTATTACATCTTCGCTCATCGAGTCACTTCCGCACTCACAACAACCTGCCCTTGCACTAATCGGGTCACTACGCCGGTGGGCGCGGTAATTTCTAAATCATAGTAGTAAGTGCCTTCGTCTATCGCTCTTGTCTGCGTGGCGGTAGCATGGACCGCAACTGTTCCTGTTGCTCCGGTAATGGTAATCCCACTTCCCGTAGAAAGCGATAATACTGTTGTCGGATCAGAAGGTAACGAACGGATCTGTAAGGCAGAAGTGTAAGAAGTAATATTGATCGGAGTGCCGTTCGGGTTTTCATAAGTTACCGTCAAATACCAATCTGCGCCTTGATCTATTATTGTGTTATACGCGACTGCCATTATACTCCCTTACTATCCGGCGCTATCATAGCCGTTCCACACTTACTACAATGGCTCATTGACTTCGGCATTGGTAATCCGCACTTACGGCAGAAATTAGCGAGCGCTCCAAAGTAATTCGCAACATTAATAGTACCAAGAAGATCCGCAAAACCCTGAACCATAGCGTCAAGGCGATCCGGTGAATTAACTTCTTCCGGAGTCCAGAGAGTCATTTGATCTTCTAGCTGCGCAAACTCGCCAATGTGATGAATACGCCCCTGCTCATACATAGCCGCTATCGGCTCAGCTCGGAGTCTCTTGCCCACATGCGCTCGCACTTCCCGGATCGGTAAGCCAAGCCGGATCTGTTGGAGAACGCTAGTAACCATATCTCCACCTTGATTAACTTCTACTAGGATCGAGTCAGCCTTAAACTCATCAAACACCGATACTGCCTTCGAAGCCCAATCAAGCGGCGATCCCCGAAATGAGTAATCTCCCAGCAGGTAGCCATGTCCAGCCGCGTCAGATCCGCACACAACAATTCCGGTTTCATCAGAGTCTTTAGTATTCGTTACTGCCGGATCTATGGATACGACAATTCGTGCCAAATTTGGTGCTTTATCTAGCCTGTTGCGATCTATTAAGCCCTTTGTCCATAACGCGCCTTCTACATCTTCTAAGATCTCTCCGTATAGTTCCTGCCGACCTAGCCGGGTATTGTTGTATCGTGCCTGTAACTCCAGCAACGCGCTAGGCGCTAAGTTAGCCGCGTTATCGAAAGTAGATCCGCGAGTGATTACTACTGAGCCGTCATCGCGGTTGGCGAGCGCTCGGATTAACGGAGTAGGGCGCGGGGTAGTAGTTACGATAATGCGTGGCTTATCGCCTAAGCGCAATCCGAACTGTAATTGATCCCAAGCGTCTGAGTATCTATATGCCGCTAACTCATCACACCAAGCGCCATGATGTTGCGGACCACGAAAGCGATCCGGCTGATCGGCTGAGAATAACTTTATCCGAGATCCATTACGCAATAGGATCTCTCCGATAGATCGGTTCCAGCTGCTAAGCATTTTGTATCTACGCAAGATCGAGATTACGCCTGACTCTCCTTCGGCGCAGGTATCTCTTGCGTCAGAGAAGGTAGGCGCGACTATTGCCCAACGGGTTCCCGGTTGTTGGATAGCTTCCCACGCCAACCACTCAGCCGCCGTTCTAGTCTTCCCAGCACCGCGACCAGCCATATAAAGCCAAATGTGCCAATCACTCTCCGGTGGTAATTGTTCCGCTCTCGCTAATTCCGCTCTCCACTTGTAGCGGGCGGCTCTGATCCACTTGGTCGAGTAATCGGATAATTCGTTCGATGTCGGAGTCAATGTTGCTGCTTCCGTCATAATTCACCACTTCCGCTTGTATCTTCTGCGGAGCGTCTAAGCCCAAGATCTTGGCGCGGCGATCTATTACGCGCAGGATAAAATCCGCAGCTCGCGTCTCCCCGTCTATGGCTCGCTTCCAGTATGCCCTTTGTAGCCGGTCCAGCCGGTCTAATTCGAGATCCCGCATTTCTTCGGTAGGTTGTTGTAGGGTCCGCAATAAGGCGCGCTTGTAAGCCTTGTATGCCCCTGCTGCGTTCGCGTAGCCAACTACCTTCGCTATTCGATCCCAAGTCTCCCCTGTTCTGCGTAACTCGACTACTGCGAGTTCGCGATCAATAATGTCCGGATCCGGCACTTTACGCTGTTTTTTTCCTGCCATGTGTTTACTGTAATGTAGGAAATACTACTTCGCGAATTATGCTTGCGCCTTCATCCGGAGTCAAGGCATCCGGTATAAATGTCGCATTGTATTCCAGCGCTAGATTACGGTGCTTAGTCTCTCGACCCTTGACCCATGACGGGTTCTGCTCTTTACCGGTAATCGCAGCTCTTGACTTACGCCGTTGCGCAGCTCTTTCCGGGTGAGTATCTAGGTAGAACAAGTGGAACTCTCCATACATAATTGCTAGATCGAAGAAGCGTCTATTGGCTAAGCGGTCACCTTCTCCATACACAATGTCATGATTTATTGTCGGATACCAAGGCTCGATCTCCAGTATTGCGGCATTTCCCAATGTGTCGGTTCCCCCGAAGGTAGGGCGTAGCCAGCCCAGCGAAATAGCCGTTCCGTAGGGAGTCTGATGTTCTCTCCACTTCACCGGATCATCGTGCTTGGCTACTTCGATCCAGTTCCGAGTAAGGGCTTCGGTAAGAGTAGTTTTGCCGGATCCCGGTGCGCCGATTAGGTAAATAGTCTTCATAGCGCTCGCTCGACTATTTCCCGGTTTGGTTGGCTGCCTACGATCCAAAACGCTGCTTTCCCGTCAGGTTCGTGATACCAATCGAACATCCCCCTATTGCGATCCATATATGTAAGCGCCTTTCCTTCGTAAGTTGGGTGGAACGATATTGACTTGTCTCTCAGCTCGAAGGGCATTTTGTCCTGATAGCCGGAGAACTTAGTATGGTGAAGATCGTAATGTTCTATCAAGATCTCTCCACCGGTCTGATGTTCTGCTTCAAGATCTCGGTGATGATGATATTTGCGGCGGAATAGATCCAGTATGGCTATGCCTGTGGCGTTCTCGATCCTGCGTAATCTTTCTTCGATAAAGTTAAGCCGGGTAGGACCTATACCGAACAAGATAACGCGTTCTAAGTCTGCGGGGCGATACTTGGCTATTCCGTATAGCACCGATACGCAAGAGTTACACGAACCCGCCGTCATACCTAGCGTGGTCAGGTGTGGCGGCAGGTTCTTGACTTGATACGCGCCTACTTCGTGGAACGCTCGAATATCGTCATCAGTAGCGTCTTCCGGTGTCGTAATTCCGTAACACAAGCGGTAATGATCTTTATAGCGCTCGGACTCTGAGTGTTGCTTTACTGCGCGTTGTAAAGCCGGGTTATAGCCTACGGGCGTATAAATAAATTCTGCTCCAGCTGCGGCGGCGATATAAACATTTTCGTGCTTGATAGCCGTTTCCGGTTTAGTTGCTCCGAGTATCAGCGTAGGCGTGAGTCCGTAATGCTTAGAAACCAATGCGCTCATCGAGAGCTGCGGAGATAAAACACTTGCGCCGGTGATTAGTCCAGCGTTGCCACCTTTTGCCACATATTGATCTGTTAGAAATAATAATTGGCGCAGCTTGCTTCCGTTGGGTCCGCCGTATCCAAGCGGGGCAAAGTAGTCTTCGCGCTTCCACCATAAGCCTTGATGTTGCTCAAATGGCGTGAGAGTGTATGTGTAATCTTCCCACCGCATTACCGAGCGGTCTATGGTCTGCTCAGGAAAGATCGTATTCATCGTTATATTCATTCTTGTAGTAGGGATAATCCCGGTTCATCATAATTACCTGACCGGTAGTGAGATAGTGATTTTGTTTTCTTGGGTTGAGTCCGAGATCTTTTGGGTTATCTTCGAGTCGGAGATAGTCCGGTAAGTAATGCTTTCGCGCTTCCCAAAATACCGAGAGATCTTCTTCGGGCCAAGCTGCTTCGTTCTTTCTAATCCGATTGAATAACATATCGTTATAGACATTGGGATATCGGCGGTTTGGTCGGTGCCACGACTTGTAAGTGCAGAGTGCCGACTCCAGCGTAAAGTAAGAGACATCTCTTTCGTAATCCTTTCCAGCTGCTCGCTTCTTCATATCGGCAAGGATCTGTGCGCCCATAGTTTCGAGCGAAGCAATCAGTTCCGGCGGGTAGTTCCCGTCAAAAGTAGGGTTGCTTTTGTGCCAATCGTAATGATCGAGTCCGCTGACGATACATAAGCCGTTCCTATGCGAGCGCGAGCCGTCTCGATCTGCCAACATCAAATCGTCACAATCGAAATCTATACCCATAATGCGCACATATTCAAGATAGGAGTAAGCCGATAAGCGCCCGAAGGTTGAGATCGAAGTAGCAGCGCTCCACATCGCCCCGAAGCCCCGTTGCGCCGTAGCAGTATAGAAATCCCATTGGTGCGGACCGACCAGCGAAAGATAACTCTCTATTGCTGCGGGCATAGACTTCTTGTGATAGCGCCTATCGGTATCAAACTCCAGCCGCTCATAGTTTTTTTTATAGAACTTAACTAGATCCAGCCATTGACCTTTATCCGGAAATCTCCGGTGAAGAATTAGGCTTGTAACCGGGTTCTGCGTATTGCCGTTAATGAACGCAAACCATAGAGCTGCTTCGTTATCCCAGCCGTAGCGATCCCGAAGATAGGGCATTAAGTAATAGACGCAACCGGGATGTGCGCGATACTTTAAGTGAAACTCATAGAAATCAAGAAATACATCGTATCGGTATTGCGGTAGGCGGAAATCTAAGCCTTCCTTTAGATTACTCATGCTGCCTTCCCCCTGCGTTATTTAAATACGGGTGCTTCCGCTTCGCCTTTAAGAACTGCTGCCATTTTGTCTTCGCGAGCGGTCCGGCGCTCTTTACCCTTGGCGGTTTCTACCGCGTAGGTAAAGCAATCTTTCATGCCGCGTAAGGCGTAATAGACTACTGAGTATCGGTATGCGTCTTTGGTCTTCGGACTCATTGGCGTAACGCCATGAACATACTTATATCCCGCAAAGAAGGTTACCCACCCGTCTCGGCATGAGCAAGTAAAGTTATACTCCGGAAGCGTTAGATAGCCGCCAGCCATATTCTTTCGGATTACCGGCATAGCGGACCAAGTGGCAAAGTTGAAGCCGTCTCGGTGATAAGGCAAAGTAGAAGATTTATTGACTACGCCGGAAGTCCATAACGCGTCATCGGTCATTCTCCACTCATCGTCAAGTCCAGCATCAGCCAAGTTTTTCTTGTCGTTTTCGTATAAGTGCGGGGCAAACTCTTTATACATATCCGCAAACTTCTCAGCAAACTTAACCAATACCGCGTGTTCCATAGGTTGTTCTTGTGCCAGCGTAGTAGGGCGGCAGCTCTCGCGCTTCTGATAGATCTTTCTCGGAGCCATGCCAAAGGTGCGTGACTTATTTTTTAGTCCGGTTGATTG